AGACTGCAATTTTTTGATAGTATCAGCAGGAGTTTCATGCAAGATGCCAATGCCACCGGCATTTTCCCAGGCCACAATGTTTGATTTCTTGTCATCAACCAACACATGTCCAGGTCTTGCAAAAATTGCTTTGTGTTTGCCTTTAAGTGTAGATGTGACTACAACGTGCGGATCTACATATTGTTTAGTCCAGGCAATCTTGTCGGCCACAACCAAAGGTCTGTTGATCTCGCCAGAGCAAGTTAAGATCTCCCAGGGCAAACCAGATCCTTTGACATAGGCAACTAGATCTAACATGCCTGGCATCGGCGGCAAGTTTCTAAACAAACGTTTGTTGGTAAACTCGATCTTGCGATCGTCATAAGTTTGTTCGCCGTGTAAGGGCCCGTTTAGATAGTCGGGGCCCTCAACAGCTGTAACGAAGTCGGCTAAAACTCCGTCCATATCAAGATATATTTTTTTAATCATGCTATTCCGTTTTTTACCAAACACTTACCATAAATATGGTTAGCATAGTTGTTGAGCTTGTCTTTAATTTCTTTTTGTTCAGCATCGTGTTTTGCTTGTTCCTCTGGAGTTCTTTGAGGGTTGATTTCACACTTAACCTCAACAAGTTTTTGACAATGATGAATTGTCTTAGTCTCACAGATTTTAGCTCTTTGAGCATCGGTCAACTTAGTTTCATCAACATTATTTAGAAAATTTGCAAGTCCTTCTTCGCCAGACCACTGAGGATCTAATCCGATGGTTTTGATGTGTCCATCTTCATTTTCATAAAGAACCATGATGCCGCTGTAAGTGCTTTTTTTAACAGCACACCATTTGTCAGTCTTTGGATTTAAAGTCTGGTAACAAAGTCTATCACCTCTTTTTGTAGTTTCGATCCAATACTTTCTTTTGGTTCTTAACTTGTATCCCCAAGGATAATCTTCAACAACAGCCGCATTATCAGCTGAATCTTTGTTATATATAATATTTACAATCATTACGCCACCTCCTTACAGTTGCATTTTAAATAAACAGTTTTCTCTGGCATTGGATTACCAAAGCAATCCTCAAAAGTAATTTTTTTCTTGCCAGTACCTAGGCAATCTTTGCAAGTGTTATCAAACACTTTTTGGAAACCGTCTTGAAGTTTCTTGGCCATAGCCTTGTCTTCATTGCCGTTTTCGTCATAGCTTATTACATCAAACATTACGCGTCCTCCTTGTAAACATTTAAACAACCAGGGTTTTCCCAATCGACCTCATAACCATTGTCTTTGCAGACTTTGACAACCTCTGGGTTAATCCAGGGATCTTGGTCGTAGATGTCAAACTCCGGGCAATCATCTGGGTAGTAGATCCCAGCGTCTTTGCCGTCTTCGCAGCTGATCTTGATACCCTCCCCAGGGTGTTGGAAAGCTGTAAAGCCAGCTTTGTTGATTTCTTCGATTATATTTACATTCATATTTTTCTCCGTTTTTTTATTTTTAATTTCAATTCCCACATACCTATTATGCACAATTATGCACAAAAGTACAACAATTTATACACTTAATTTGTAATTAATTTAGGCCAAAAAAAAGGGCCCTGGAGGGCCCTTAATTTGAAATACTTGAGTTATAAACGGTATTTCTAAACGTTCGAGTTATGCACCTTGTGATCCATATACGCCTCTCCAATCGGAGAAACCAAACGAATATCTTTCACGAGCTTTGTAACGAATGTTTCCAGTTGAGAAGTCTGGTTCCATGGAAGTTTCCATGCCAGTTCTTTGGAACATTTTAAGGCCTTCGCCTTGTGCTGTTACAGAAGTTAAGATGAAGAAAGCATCCGGATCATTTAGATAATGATTTACTGAATAACCGCCAGGAAGAACACCAGTGTTCTTGATAGCGTTTAGGTCATTATCAGATGTTCCTACTCTCTGATTAGAATTTAAAATTCTGTCAGCAACAAATACTAATTGTGGTGGCACGATTAGTTTGTCAGCTTGCACAGAGATTGTTAATCCTTTGTCATCTGTGAAAGTAGAGATGTCAATTAAAGCGTCCTCTAATGAAGTTTCATTAAGGTCGGCCATAGTTGTTGCTCTGTTAGCAGCTGTTCCACCACCAGCAAGTGGGTGAGCAGTGTTAATTAGAGAAACACCATCTCCGCCAGTAAAACTGGATGAGAAAGCGTTGTTCAACACATCTGCACCTTTGATCTCTTTGGTGTTAGCCATAGATTTCGCTAATGCTTTGACATATCTTTTTCCTAAAGAGTCATAGAGATTATCTTCAATAGCCTCTTCTGTTAAAGCAAACGCTAACGCCACTGTGTCGTGGGTATAACGTGCACTGAAACTTTCAGATGCGTTATCAAAGACAACTCCTTGTCCTTCGGTTTTCGTAGGCGCAGATCCGAAACCGGTAATTAATACCTCTTCTTCAAATGCGCGACTTGAATCTTCAATAGAGAAGATTTCTTCGTATTCACGATCGTATTCATCATAGTTAAGACCAAATAATGAATTTAGACCTGGTTCTAGCTCTTTAGCTAGTTGTGCTCTTGAAATTGCCATTATTTAGCTCCTTATGCTAGGCCAGCACCTTTTTGTCCCATGATGTGGTTTTGAATCACACATAGTACATTGGTGTTGGATGATGCTACATCATCGTTATCGGGATCCTGGGAGATGTCAATACACTTGAGCGGTAACGTTGCGGTTGTAGCACCGGTTGTTACGTCTAGCTCAAGATTGGATCTTCCAGACTTAGTGTCGCCAACAGGTGAACCATCAACAATGTCGAAGTTACCGAACAGATCTGCTACCGGGAAGGTATCATCTGCTTGGACCTCAAACACTACGTTTGGATCATCTATTACGCTTGCAATAATATCACTAGCAGAAATACTACCAGGATATGTGTTTTTGAAAACTTGCTCGCCTGTGGTTGGGTCAGTGTATTGAACACCATTAAACACTCCGACAATTGGAACGGTTCCAGTTGCGGCATGTCTTCCTATTACACCAGCTGTCAACTGAGTTACAAGATCGCCTTGAAAAATCGGAGTTGTAGCTCCGCTTGCGATTCTGTATCTTGATTGACCACCAGAGTAAGGTGCCCCACCCATCATACGAACAGGTTTGCATCCAAATGCGCTATCTTTATTAGCCATTTTTAGCTCCTATTATATGTTGCTACTTTTTCCCAAAAGTAACATTAGACTCTCTTTTTGAATCATACTGCACATAGCGGCTGTCTTTTCTGGATTCATTAAACACATTATTGTCCAATGCCTCCTTTGATCTAGCCGTTTGAGACTCATAGTAAGCATTACGCTCTTGTTTTGTCTCGACAGGAATCTTCGCTAAAAGTAGTCCGTCATTATATACAATGCCAGCATGTCTTCCGTCATCTAAAGTAGGTAATACAAATTCTTGTGGTAAATCAGTCCCTCTTACAAGTTCCCAACCTTCTCGCAATCTTTTGCTTACGTTACTTCTATCCTCCTGGCCCAACATGGATTCTCTTATCCAACGATATTCGTACCCTTCTGGTGGTTCTGGAGTTTCAAGTTTTCTTACTGGCGTCCATGGTTTTCTTCGAGTGTTGTTAGCGTGATTCTCGGATTCACGGGATTGTCTGGTTGTGTTATTAGTTTCTTCGGTCATTTTGCCTCCCTGTTGGCTATTTTTTGTTTTTCTTTAGCAACAGATTTTAACCACGCGTCTTCCGACATATTGTGTGGTTTCAATCCTCTGAGACGCTCAACTTCCGTTTTAGAAAAAGTCACACCGTTCTTTTTGCCTTGTGTTTTTTGTCGTCCTCCGACAGAGGTGGAGGCGACTCTTTGCACAGCGGGTCTACCTTCTGATTGCTCGACACTTTGCCCAGATACTATATCTGGATAAACTTTTGCTACTCGGTTATCAAGCTGCTCATAGTATTCATCTGAGTCTGCCTCATAACCTTCGTTAATTAAATTGTAATGCGTAAAATATGCAAATTGCGATGCCTGCCAATTATCTGGATCAGATTGATCGCCATACCAAGAATTTTTTTCATGCCAGGCTTTTGCCTCTTTCGTTGCTGGC